ATTCACGCGCTTTCCTTTGGTTGTTGATCCAGTGACGCCATAGTACAGCACTCTTTACCAAAGTACAACTAGACAAGCGCGCTATACCCTGTACAATGGCCCCATGCGCAAAGCCGATGCTATCGAATTGCTGTCTGCCACGGGCCTGCAGAAGGAGACCGCCAAAGCTCTTGGCATCTCCCAGCAGGCCGTCTCCATCTGGCCCGACCCGCTGTCGCTGGATACCTCGCTGAAGGTGCTGGGCGCGGCCATGGTCCACCAGCTCCAGATTCCCGAGCCGCTGATCCTGCAGGCGGCGCGGCAGATCGAGGACTCGGCCAAGCGGGTCGAGAAGCGGGCGAAGCGAAACCTTGCAAAGTACAAACGGCGCAAGTAAGATTTACACGGCGTGCAGGATGCACGAGAAGAAATAGGCTATTGATAGCCAGCAGAAGCGGGTGGCACCGCTCTGTCAGGGTAGGTGGGAAAGGGTTTCCTTTGGGAAACCGTGACTTTCAAGTTGCATGAATACGTCCCATCCGTAGACATGTAGCCCAAAGCCAACGGGCCTCGGTTTCACCAAAGGAAATCCTTTATGCCTAAAGGCATACGTGGTCGGGGTCAAAGCTGGCGCAATGCCGGATTAGCTGTCATTTGCTGTAACCATCCTCTTTTGCTGTAAGCCCATCCGCCTTTCAGGCTGCGCGGATAACAGCGGCTGCCTGATCGTAAGCGGATGACCGTGGGATAGAGGCTGAAACAATCCGTGGCCCCGTAGCAAGCATAGGGCCAGCCTCGAACAAGATGCCTGCCGCGCTATACGGGACCCCTCCAGGAAACGTCCGTGCGATTGAATCTCGATTCTGTCGGGATGCTTTCGCACACTTCCCGCTCAGGAAATCTAGGCATGAACAGCAAACACAGAACGCTGGAAGAGCTAACCAAGTCCGTGCAGAACTTCCATAAGCGGGTGGCTTTGGATGTTCGATGGAAGCTCTGTTCCGAATGCCGGCTCATGGACTGCAAGCCGAAATCTCCCAATTGCTCGGTCCGCCGGCTAATCAACGACCGGCAGCGGAAACGCTACTGGCTCGATCCAGAGAAACATCGCGACCGTGTTCGCGCGCATAACCTGACGCCAGAACAGAAAGAGAAGGAGACGGCGCGGAAACGTGCCTACGAGAAGGAAAGCCCGGTGCACGCCAAGATGACGCGCCGAGCATGGTATGAGCGCAACCGACCGACGATCCTGGCCAAAGCGCGCGCGCGGCACCATGCCAAGAAGGAGGCCGCCCGTGCAACTGTTCTGTGAGCTGCCAGAGTGGGTGGATTCAGAAGCGTGGGAGGGGTTCATGCAGATGCGCAAGCAAATCAAGAAGCCGCTCACCGAAAGAGCAAAGAAACTGTCCCTCCAACTGCTCGATCAATTCCGTCAGCAGGGACATGATCCAAACGAAATTCTGGACCAGAGCACCATGCGTTGCTGGTCTGGATTGTTTCCGGTTGACAAGAAGAAACAGCCGGAACGAATGGACACCACTAGTGCATGGATGGAGTTTCGGGCGTGTATCCGCGACAACCGCATGCCCCGGGAGCCGATGCTGGTCGCTCTCGTCAAGACCTTCGGCGGGCTGAACCGTCTTGGGGAGTTGACGACGTGGGACATCGAAAACCGCATCCGCAAGGACTTTGACGCCAGCTACAGGCTGGCAAAGGCGCACTAATGGACATCGACTCCCTGTGCAGCTATGCCGACCACAGCGCGCAATGCGATAACCGCTGGACGCTCAATTTCGGCCGCAAGTTGTGCTCCTACCACAATGCCGTTCTCAATGGCCGCGCCCAACCAGGGCCGGCCCCTCGCAAAGTCGCTTACATGAACTGGTGGCTGGCGCGGCAAGTTCTCAATGCGTACGGCGAGAACAAGGCCAGAACCCTCCTTGCCGAACGCGTGGTGAATTACTTGCTGGTACACCCGACAGCAGGGGGAGAGGACGCCGGGCATCTGGAAGTACGCTACGGCATCCAGGCAAAGGTTTCGCTTGACGGCTGATTAAAAGTTTGCTGTAGTATCAAAATGAGCAGATACTTTTGGACCACTCCGGAAATCGCCATTGTGCGCGCGCACTATGCGGCCCATGGCGTCGAAGCATGCATGCAACTACTGAAGACCCGAACGCGTGGGTCGATCTATCAGCAGGCGGCAAAGCTCGGGCTTAGTTCCAGACCGGAGCGAGCCGGAAAGCCGAAGCGGCATTATCAGATTAATGCGTTCACTGACCATGCCATTCGCGCAGTGTACGAGAACAACCCTGAGAAACTAGCCGTGCGCAAGCTGGCAGATCGTATTGGCCGCCAGCGCTGGTGGGTCAGTAAGCGCGCTCAGCAGTTGGGACTGGTGACGCCGCGCTTCAAGGAGGCGGCGTGGACCGATGAGGAAATGGAACTTCTGGACGCGCACGCCCATAAGAACGCCCAAGTCATTGCCCGTATATTCAAGGCGCGTGGTTATTCGCGCACCGCCACAGCGATCAACCTACAACGCAAGCGCAAGGCTCTTGGGGTGACTGCATCGCGTAATTCGGCAGGCCTCTATAGCGCCAATCAGGTCGCGATCCTGATGGGCGTCGATAGCAAGACCATCACTCGCTGGATTAGGGTTGGAATGCTCAACGCGCGCAAGCGCGGGACTGAGCGCACGGAGGTGCAAGGTGGCGACGAATGGGAAGTGACCTTGGCCGACGTTCGTATATTCGTCGTCGGCAACCCTAATTCAGTGGACCTGCGCAAAGTGGACCGCTTGTGGTTTATCGAGATGCTTGGAAAGGCAGCATGAGCCGCTCAGCCTTCAGCCAGTTTCTCTCCCGCCCAGCGCCATGTGACAGCTGCGAGCAGCAGACCCGCTGCCAGCTGTCGGAGACCTCCTGCCGGGATTTCAGCGTGTTCGTGGTCGAGAACCGGATCGTCCGTGAGCAACGGCAGCCGACGCGGCGGCGGTTTCAGAAGCTGATGGGGGAAGTATGATCTTCGGTGCATTTGTAGCCATTAACGCTGCGACGGCCTTTGCGCAAGCCTTTCAGGAGGCTGTTGCAGAGAAAGAGGCATTCGAGGAATACGTTCGGCAGCTTCCGCCAGACGAGGCCGCGGCCGCCCGCGCGGAGCGAGCGAGGAAGCAGCGGGCGGTAGAGCGGCACCGGAGAGCCTTGGAAATCGCCAGAGAAGGGCGACCGTTAAACTTCTGGGGGCATCGGTGAACGCAACGGAAAAGCGTATCCATTGGGCAAAGGTCAAGGCGTATCCGTGCTGGACCTGCGGAGGATTTCAGACCGACCCCCATCACGGAATCGGCCAGTCGATGACGGAGCGTGGCTTCGGGCCGGGGAAGGCGATCAAGCGGTCGGACTGGCTGGTCTTCCCCCTGTGTCGAAAATGTCACGACGATCTGCACGCGGGGCATGAGACCTGGGAGACCAAGCACACCAGGACTCAGGCGGAAATGCTGGACGAATTCGCTAAGAGGCTCGGCCTGGACCTGTGGCATTTTGCTGCGACGGACCGGCCGACCCGGAAGTACAAGCGGTCTGGCAAACTCATCCAACACTCGGGGGTTTTATGAGATGGCAGGAGGATACGAACCATGAAGGTTATCGGGAAAGCATTTGAACAGCCAGACGGCGGAACTCTAGAACTAGAGTTGCTGGATTCGGCCACGGTGATCATGAGCAGCCAAAACTGGCACTTCGACAACCCGGCAGACCTAAAGCGGCTGGCGGTGGAAATCGAGGCCATGCTGCCGCCGCAAGGGGAACTTTCATGATCCACAAGCTCCGCCAGCTGCAGAAGTGGCTCCAGGCCCGCGCCATCCGCGACCGCATCAGCGAGATGAAGCGGCTGGAGCGAGACGCCCGCCGGGCCGCAGCGGAGGCGACGCATCAGCTGATGTATCTGCGCAGCGCGCTGGCACGGCTGGAGGCTCAGACATGATGCGCAAAAAGCTGCCGCCCGTGCTCCTGACCAATGCCCGCACCCTACCAGGTAGCATCATGGGCTACCGCAAGCGTGGCGAGCATGCCAAGGCGGACCTTGCCGAGCGAATCCTGGCCGAGACGCGGCAGGAGCTGGCACGGAGGGGGCGGTGAAACTCCTCGTCAACAGCGAGCAGCGCGTCTGCGAAGCGGTCCAGGCCCTGCACGACCAGTGGGAGCAACACCGCTGCGTGCTGGTGACGATCGAGGCGAAGCGGACCCTGGATCAGTCAGCACTTTCGTTCGTGTGGTACGAACAGATCGCCCGCGAGCTGAAAGAGGACAACCCATTGGGCGTGCGCTGCGAGTGTAAATTGAGGCTTGGCGTCCCAATCCTGCGAGCTGAAGACCCGCAATACCGAGCCGCCTACGATGCGGCCATCAAGCCGCTGACCTACCAGCAGAAGCTCATGGCTATGGAATTCTGGCCAACGACTAGTTTGATGGACTTCAACCAGTTCCAGAGATACTTGCTGGACATGCAGGCCGAGTACGGAAAGCGCGGGGTGAGGCTGGAGTTTCCGGAAAATGCCCAGCGTACTGGACAAAAAGGCGGCTAAATTGCAGTTCTCCGTGCCGATTCGCACCTATGGTGCCCTCAATGAGCGCATTCATTGGTCCGTTAGGGCCAAGCGCGTGAAGGCCGAACGGCGGGCCACGGCGCAATGCTGGATGGTGGCCTACTCCATCCTCAAGCTGCGCCAGGAGAAGCTGCCAGAGCCGCCGCTGGTGGTGCTGCTGACTCGCGTCGGGCCGCGGACCATGGATTGCGACAACCTCGCCGGGAGCTGCAAGGCGGTCCGCGACCAGCTCGCGCAGGAGTTAGGCATTGACGATGGGGATAGCCGCATCCGCTGGCTTTATGAGCAGCGGCAGGCGAAGGGTTATGCGGTTGAAGTGGAAATCGCCAAACTGGAGCATCCAACGTGACAGCATTTGAAGATGTGGCAAGGGCGGCGTGCCAAGGATTGGCCAGCTATAAAGCCGAGCATCAGAGCCACTATCAGGCGGCGATGCAGCGCCAGCGGGAGGGGGCAATGGCGCTGTACGAAATGATGCGTAACACGCAGTTCTATATCGACCGGAGTCAACGGGCGCGCGCCGATGAAGCCTGCGGCGTAGTGCCGGATGACATCCAGTGAAAATCTACACCGACGATGAAATCCGCGGATCCTTTGGCGACTGCGAAGCATGGGTGGCGTGGGATGACATTGCGGATCTCCCGAGCGTTGAGCCGCCGGCACCCTGGATGGGGGGTCTACCCTACGTTCGGGTAGACGGCAATCTCAACCTCGAACATCTGAAAATGCTGGTGCAGTTGATCGAGCATGAATTCCCGGCGCATCCGGTATAAACTATTAGTGCAGGCGTGGTTTCGAGTAGGCATGCCGTGGGGGCCGCGAAAGCGGTGGACCAGTACGGACGCCCATGTGAAGGATAACCTCGAATGACAGCCCGGAAAGACGGGCGCCTCTGAGGTCGGGCACTGCTTTGTCGGGGGCCGGCCTGCTTTGAAGTCTGGCGGTTGGCTGCACGTGAGCCCCTTGGTTCTGCCAAGAAAGGCAGCCGCGGCCGAAAGGCGAAGTGAAGCGTAGACCAGCCGCTAGACTTGAGAGCGCAGGGCAATGGCATATAGGCCCCAGCGATGGCTCCCCTACTGCGTAGCGGAAGGCGATAACGAGTGCCGGTGCTTCTGACCGCCGGCCGCTCTCAACGAAATCGGTATGGGCCAAGTCTCCCAAGACCTCTGAGCATCAGCACATACGCCGCATAATCGTAAGCGGCACTTTGCACGGCCGCACAACTGTTGACAAATCCACACGCTCATTGTGACAATCCCTACATCGAGGACGCTCGAAGCCTAGGGAGTAGAACGGAATGACCGGCCGGAGACCGACGAAGGCCGGTCAATTCGTCAAAGGCTCACCCCATGAGCCTCCCTACTGGAAAGCCTGGTACAGCTTGGCTCGCTGGCACAAGCTCAGGGCCAAGCAACTCCGCGATGAACCCCTCTGCCGCATGCATCGCCAGGTTGGACAGACCGTAGCCGCTACCATCTGCGACCACGTCACCCCGCATCGAGGGGATGAGCACCTGTTCTGGTCCGGCCCATTCCAGTCCCTCTGCAAGACCTGCCACGACTCCTACAAGCAAGCGATGGAGAAGTCAGGTCGCGCCCTCCAGCCGGTTGGCATCGATGGCTGGCCGGTCAGTGTGAGACCATATAGCACATGACGTGCCCACAATGCAGCCAGCATCACCCAGGCCGAGCCATGTGCAGGCGCGAGGACTTGGAGCGGCAGTGGACAGGCAAGCCGCAACGGATTGAGCCCAGCGATGATGGTGGCGCTCCGAAGTAGTAGGAAATCCCGGCACCAAACAGGACGGCCATCAATATGGCCAAGGCAGGGCCGAACAGGGAAGGATCATCAATTTCCTCCTGACAAAGCCGGCACAGCTTCAGTTCGCGGGCTTCAGCGGCAGCGCGAGCCCGGTCCGCAGCGATCTTGTCGGGATCAGGCATGGCGCACCCAGAATCCGAACAGGACCAGGAACCGCTTGCAGCGACAGCCGACGTGACGGTATTCATAGTGGGCCAACCAGTAGGGCAGAAACATGCGATTCCTCCAATTGAACGGATGGAACCACTGTCGATTGGCGGCATCGGGGCGCCGCCTGTTGGTATGGGGGTCACAGCTGCGCCGCGCTCAGCGCCTGGTCAGACACGGTCTCCCGCGCGATGCGGAAGGCTTCGGCCGAAGCGTCGGTCAGCGCACGGAAGGTGAAGCAGTAATCTTCGTCGTCGAGGACGCTTTCGAGGGTCATATGGAACGAGACGCACTGCTGCGCCAGCTCCACAATCCGCGCCTTCTGGTTCTCGTTCATGGCCGCCTCCGTTGTTGATGAGTGAATCCTAGCAATGGCTGTGGAATTCCGCAACAGTAAACTTTAGGCGCGCAGGTGTGAAAGAGCGCAAACAGCTGAATTAGCGTAGAATGTTGTTTGCCGGATGGGCCGGCATTGCAGCGTAAATGCCGGTTCGCGCAGAACGCCCGGAATCAACATGTAGTAGCAGGAAGCCATCGCACTACATACAGCTTGTGCTAACATACAGGAACGGTCCTTGCTGGGGTGCGTATGCGACGGGTCACGATGCGGGAAGCGGTGAACGCGGCGCTGCAGGCGTGGATCAACTGGCTGATCAAGATGCACTTGACCAGTCCCGGCGGCGCCACCCACGAGCCGGGGCGCGCGATCCGGGGCAACACGGAATATGCCGACCGCATCCTGTCCGGCCTCCTGCTCTCGGAACGCATGGGACACGATTACCCTGCCAGCCTGCATCAGATAATCCTAGACCTACCGCAACCACAGCCGCATATCCTGGCGCAGCTTGCTCTCGGGGACGGGCAGGCCACCATCGCAAATCGTATGGGCATGTCGCAGCCCACCATCAGCCGCATCTACCAGCGCGCCGAACTTGCTCTGCATACCCGCATGGTCCGAAACCCTTGCATTGTCAAAGGGGTGAATCGGGAACTCGGGACCAGCGTCCTGCGTCTCGTTGCCGCTTGACGACGTGAATAATGCACGATATCCTGAATGCATCGTGCGGCTTGCCGCCGAATGACCCCAAAGGCCAGTAGTCTCCCCCTACCGGCGCCGTGCGACTCGGCACCTTTAGACCCCTCCCCGCGAGGGGTTTGTTTTTGGAGGCGACCATGGGCGTGATCGGACTGCCATGACCGAGTTAGCTCTCGGGATTCACGTGTATATCCGACCTCTGGAACGCAAAGGCCGGATCATCGGCATCTTCACCGGCATGCAGGCGACGGAGTATCAAGTCCGGTATTTCGACAACGCCGAGGCCAAGACCGACTACTTCTTCGCCGACGAGTTGGAGGCCGCATGATGACCGGAATCCTCATCGGCGTCGGCGTCAGCATCGTTCTCGTCTACAGCGCCGGCCACTACCTCCTCCATACCTGGATGCGAGGCATATGAGCCACGCCCCCCGCACCCTCTACGTCAACAAACAGAACAGCCTGCGGATCAAGCCGCTGACGATGGTGCTGAACGAAGTGGCGCTCCTGTCCATCGACTGGAATGCCTACCTCAATAGCAGCCTGACCGTCAGCAGTTCCACATGGACCGCCGAGAACACCGCCATCACCGCCGCGAGCAGCACCAATTCAGCTGGAGTGACGGGCATCACCTGCACCGCCGCTGATGAAGGTGAATCGATGCTCAAGAACCAAGTGACCCTGAGCAATGGCGAGAAGCTGGTCAGGAAATTCCGAGTGAAGGTCATCGACCCCGAAGTGGACGGCAACCCGACCGATTACCCGTCATGAAGACCTACGTCCCCAGTTGGCTAATTGATCGTGCCATCAGCCAAGGCATCGAATCCGCCCGCCACAATCGGAAAGACGGGGAGTTCGAGTATGACCTCAAGCACCCGCTATTCAACCCGTGGTGGGAGGGTGTGGTGATGAAATCGGACTGCCCGGACTACTCGGATAGCCGGATAAAACGGCTGGCCAAGCAGAACATGGGCCTGCGGTAGCCAACTGTCTACAATCAACGGATTAGATGAAGTAATCTTCACATGGCCGCCCCGAAAGGAAATCGCTACGCCGCCAAGCCCAGACATTGGGAGAGCGCACTTAAAAGGGCTCTATCCAGAGCTGGCAATGGATCACTTGCGGATGGGCTGAACCTGATAGCGGACAAAGTGGTTCAAGCCGCACAGGACGGCGACCAGCAGGCGTGGCGCGAGATTGCCGACCGCTTGGATGGCAAGCCGGTCCAGACCGTGGACCAGCACATCACCGAACATGTAACGGCGGAAACCCTCAGTGACGGAGAGCTTGCCAGTATCGCCACAGGACGCAGCGCAGGAGCTGCTGAAGCGGAGAGCGGCGAGACGGAAGCTCCAGCAGTTCACTGAGTACACCACGCCTCGGTGGAGCCCGGGCAAGATTCACAAGGTCATCTGCGAACAGCTCGACCGCGTGATGCGGCGCGAGATTGATCGCCTGATGCTGTTGTGCCCCCCGCAGCATGGCAAGAGCACCTGTGCCAGCAAGCGGCTTCCGGCGTATACGCTAGGGCAACTGCCTCATATCGATGTGATCTCGGCAAGTGCCACGGCGAGTCTTGCCGAGGAATTCGGCCGTGAAGTCCGCAACTGCATCGCCTCCACCGAATACCGCAACCTGTTCCCGGACACCAGCCTGGCGGAGGACTCGCAGGCCAAGGGCCGTTGGAATACCAGCCACGGCGGCGGCTATTACGCGGTGGGTATTGGCGGTGCCCTGATGGGTCGAGGCGGTGATCTGGGCATCATCGATGACCCATTTGCCACCTGGGAAGACGCGCAGTCCGAGACCACGCGGAACAAGGTCTGGGACTGGTACACCGGCACGTTTTACAACCGCATGCGCCCCGGAAGTCCGATCATCGTCATCCAACATCGGATGCATGAGCAGGATTTAGTCGGGCGCTTACTTCAGCAACAGTCTGCCGGTGGTGATACCTGGGAAGTGGTGGAACTGCCGGCCCTGCTGGATGACCCTCCGTGGCCGGAACGCTATGACCGGCCGGCCCTGGAGCGTATCAAGGCCAACACCCCGACCCGCAAGTGGTCGGCGCTGTATCTGCAGAAGCCGACGCCGGACGATGGCACATTCTTCCAGCGGGAATGGTTCAAGTTCTACAAGGATGCGCCGAAGCACTGCAATAAGTATCTGTCCTCCGATTTTGGAGTCACCGAGGATGGCGATGCGACGGAAATCGGCATCCATGGCGTGGACCACAAGGGCGATCTCTACCTATGCCTCGACGGCTGGGGCGGGCAGAAGTCGGCGGATGTGTGGATCGATGAATATCTGACCCTCGTCGCGCGGCACAAGACCATGTGCGAGTTCAACGAAGCTGGCGTCATCCGCAGGGCCATCGAGCCGTTCTTGATCCGCCGCAGACGCGAACGCAACGTGCATGGACGCTGCGAGTGGCTGGCCCCGATCAATGACAAAGCCGCGAGAGCGAGGGCCCTGCAGGGCATGGCCTCGATGGGCCGCGTCTGGTTGCCGGACAACGACTATGGACAGCGGGTGCTGACTGATCTGCTCAAGTTCCCCGCCAGCCCGAATGATCACACGGTGGACATGTGTTCCCTAATTGCCCTGGCCCTGGATCAGGCTCACCCAGGCATCTTGCCGCCGCAAGGCGAGACGCCGAAGCGCGACCGCTGGGCCTTGGCTTACGCGGACGACGATGACACGAATTGGAAGGTAGCGTGACCGAAAACGACGACATGTTGTCCACGGTGGTGCGCTGGTTCGAGGACGCCGACGACGCGACCCTCGATGCCCGCCAGCAGTCGGAGCGCGATCGCGATTACTACGACAACAAGCAGTGGACCGCCGGGGAAGTCGAGACGCTGAAGAAGCGCGGCCAGCCGGCGATCACGATCAACCGCATCAAGCCGAAGATCGATTTCCTGCTGGGCACGGAGCGCACAAGCCGCACTGATCCCCGCGCGTATCCGCGCACGCCGATGGACGACGAAGCGGCGAAAGCCGCGTCCGATGCCATCCAGTATGTCTGCGACGACCAGATGTTCCCGGAAATCCGCTCCGATGTGGCGGAAAACATCTGGATCGAAGGCGCGGGCGCCTGCATCGTTGAAGTCAACAAGAAGCTCGACGTGACCCTGCGGCGGATCGCCTGGGATCGATTGTTCTTCGATCCGCACAGCAAGGAGCGCAGTTTTTCCGATGCGAAGTACATGGGCATCGTGGTATGGATGGACGCCGACGAAGCCGACGCGCTCTATCCGGGCGCCAAGGAGCTGATCGAAGGCGCGATCCACGACTACGAGACCAAGCAGACCTACGGCGACAAGCCGTCGCGGTGGATCGACACCAAGCGCAAGCGGGTAAAGTTCTGCGAGACCTACTACCGCAAGGGCGGGGTTTGGTATCACTGCGTCTACACCAAAGCGGGGTTCATCAAAGAGCCCGCTCCTTCGGCGTATCTGGACGACGACGGCGAGCCGACCAATCCCATCGTCGCCATGTCCTGCTATGTGGACCGCGAGAACCAACGCTACGGCGTGGTGAGGCAGTACGTCGGTCCGCAGGACGAGATCAACAAGCGCCGATCCAAGGCCCTGCACCTGATTTCCAGCCGGCAGATTCAGGCCGAACGCGGCGCGGTGGATGATGTCAACAAGGCCAAACGGGAGCTAGCCAAGCCGGATGGCTGGGTGGAAACCACGCCGGGAATGGAATTCAACGTCTTGCCGACGGGCGACATGGCGGCGGCGCAGTTCCAGCTGTTGCAGGAAGCCAAGCAGGAGATTGACGCGGTTGGCGCCAATGCGGCGCTGACCGGCAAGGCCGAGCAGAAGGAATCCGGGCGGGCGTTGATGGCGCGGCAGCAGGGCGGCCTGGTGGAACTCGGGCCGGTGCTCGATGCCATTCGCCAGTGGCAGCGCGCGGTCTACCGGCAAATCTGGTATCGCATCAAGCAATACTGGACCGCAGAGCGGTGGGTCAGGATCACCGACGATGAGCGCAATGCGCGCTTCGTGGGGCTGAACCAGCCGCTCACTGCTGGTGAGGCGATGCTGCAGCAAGCCCAGCAGCAGGGCATGCCGCCGGAACAGCTGCAGCAGCTGGCTATGCAGGTGCAGTCCGATCCGCGCATGCAGCAGGTGGTGGGCACCAAGAACGACATCTCGAAGATGGACGTAGACATCATCCTCGAAGATGTTCCGGATACCGTCAGCATTCAGCAGGAGGAATTCGAGCTGCTGACGCAGGCCTATCAGGCCAACCCGCAGACGCCGGTCAACCCTTCGGGCATCCCGTTCGATATCGTTCTGGAAGCCTCGAACCTGCGCAACAAGCAGAAGATTCTGGAGCGCATGCGGGGCACGCCGATGGCGCCGGGGATGCCGATGGCTGGTCCGAGCGCGCCAGTTGGTCAGCCTCCCATGCCGCCGGAAGCCGGAATGCTTCCTCCGGAAGCGATCCCGCCCGAGGCGCTGCCGCCGATGCCCGATCCGACCGCGATCATCCAAAGCATCGAAGCCGCAAGCCAGCAGGCGATTGCGACCGTGCAGCAGGCGGCCGAGCAGCAGGCGCAGCAGCTGCAGCAGTTCACCACCCAGCTGCAGGCGCTGATGCAGCAGATCAGCATCCTGGATCAGGCCCAGGCCATCAACGCCGCGACACAAGGGATTTCCACGCTCCTGCAGCAGTCTGCTCAGGCCACGCAAACCACGATCACGCTGCCGTCAGGACGACAGGCATCGGCGGTGACGGCGCCGATCTGACATGGCGCTAACCCCGCAATCCATCGAGTACGGCAAGGCGGAGATCGACTATTCGGCATTGACACCGCTGGAAGGCGCGCGGCAACGGGCAGAACTGAGCGCCACGGTGACGTATCCGGCGGGTCATATCGCCGGCACCACGGTTAGCGTCTCGATGGTCTCCACGGGAACCAACAGCGGCGGCATCCAGATGGCGCTGGCGCTGGTGGAGGACAACACCGACGTCAATGGTGATTTTACCAATGTTGCCGAGACCGCGCTCAGTGCTGGAGTCTTGGCCTACCGCGATATTGGCGCTGCCGACGTCGTTGGCGGCCAGACCTTCGTGCTCGGCGACGGCTCCGGCGTCGCAGCTCTGAATGCCGCGCTCACCAAGGCCGGAACCATGCGGTTGGTGGTGATTTCCGGGCGCACGGTCTCGAATTGCCGGCGCCGCGCGGGAGTCGATACCAGCGCGCCATCGCAGCAGTTCCACGCGGATTCCGATGGCAGCGAAGCCTACGGCGGCGCCGTCATCGGCGAAACGATCACCACCAAACGTGACGGCTGGGTCGGGAGACGGGCAAAGCTGCCGGCCTCTGGCCTGACGGTCTCGCCAGCCGACAATCAAGCCTATCCCGACCAGCCGACAATTACGCTGAATCTCGATCCATCGACCAGTGGGACGAACTTCATCAACTCGAAGCAGGTCCGGCTGGCCGTTACCACGGATGCGGCCGGGTCGACGGTCAAGAAGTCTGTCGATGTAACGCCGAATAGCACGGGCACGATCACCGGCACCTACAACGTTGATGAGGTCTTTGCGGCGGCGTCAGCGGATCATTTCCTGCAGGTCGGAATCAACGCCACGCTCGGCAACGCCAGCACGCCGGCAGGGCAGAAACCCGGCCTAGATGGCGTTGCCACGGTCAACGGCCTAACAGCCTCGCAGCGGTCATGGATCATCTTCGACAACAGTCACGATGCGGCCTATACGCAGGTCAGCGAATCTCAGGTACGGGATGCGGGCGGCCTGACGATCGATCCGCGACTGACCTGCACGCATCACTTCCAGACCGACGATGATGTGTTCGGGTTGTCCAAGGACGACAACACCAACCAGATGCTGGCGACGCAGAGCGGGTTTCTGTGGACCATCATCAAGAATGCCAGAACCGAAGGGGTTAACAGCCTTTCAGTAACGCAGACGCTGGACCCGGTTGCAGCGGGAACGACCATCACCGCCAGCGACACCACCAGCACGCAGGACAGCCAGGCTGGAGTCAGCGGGCGTCTGGACTGGACCGCCTCCAAGCCCGGCGGCACTTGGAACAAAACCGTTGATGTGACGGCGCCGTCAGATATCGACGCCGACACGCATCTGGTCAATAGCACCGACGTTTACACGCTGCTGGCGGTTGATCCTCGGGTGCGGGTGGTGGTGTACCTGGGGCAGGCCGGTCCAGGTTCGTCGGGCCGGCATCTGGAACCCGGCGACCGGCTCAAGGCCACGGTGACGGCGTTCAGCACTGAGACGCGCAAGCGTCTAACACCGGATACCGGCACCGTCGTGCTGACACTGATCCGCTGGAGCGAAGCGCAGGATCGCTTTGAATACCTGCAGGCGGACGGCACGACATGGGCCGAATGGATCGGCACGACGACGGCCGCCGTGGGCATCACCATGGCCGATGCCGGGGACGGGGTGACTTTTATCACCACGCTCAATGCCACCAGCGGCTGGGGCCTGAATGACATCGTTGCGGTCAATGCGACACTGAAGATCAGCGGCACGCCGTATGCGGAATACACCCCGCGAGAAATGACCGCCAGCAACCACCGTCATGATGAGGCGCCGAATACGGGCGGGTCTGGCGACATGGCCTCAGCGCTGCTGAGTCGGATGAGCCATGGCTTTGGGAACCTTGACAAGAAATTCAGCGAGCAGGTACGGACGCTAGAAACACAAGTCCGGCAGAGAGCGGCCGTGGAGAAAGTGGACCTGGCACCGCTGCAAACGCAAATACATCGGCTGGAAACCATCGTTCCCAAGCTGCAACAGCTGGAAGTACAGATTATCAACCTCACCCCATCGGACGTGATGGCGGAAGTCATCGAACGCCAGAGGGTGATTGAAGAAGATTTGGACGCACTCCTCGCCTTGACGGTGAGGAAATAGGCCGCCGCTAGATCGGGCGAACAGGACGCCGCTGGACGGGCGATGGAAAGGAAATCATGGAACTTGACTCGATTCTGAAAGGCGAAACCCCCACCGAGACCGAAGCCGAGAAGGCTGAACGTCTACGGGATGATAAGGGGCGTTTTGCCAAGGGCGAAACGGAGACGGTGGAGACGAAAGTCGAGCCGGAACCGAAAGCGGAGACGCCAGCCGCACCGGAAAAGAGAAAGCCTGATCCTGAATTCGTGCCACTCAAGGCCGTTCAGGAGGAACGTCGGAAGCGCCAGGAACTGGAACGCAGGCTCCAAGAGCTTGAGACCCAGCGCAATCCTCCGCCCAACCTTCAGGAAGACCCGAACGGGTATCAAGCCCACCTCCAGCAGACCTTGCAGTCCAGCTTGCTCAATGAGCGCCTAAACCTCTCCGAATCAATGGTCCGTGACAAGCACGGCGATGAAGCGGTGGAGGAAGCCCAGGAGCTTTTCGGACAGGCGGCACAGCAAGACCCGGCCCTCGTGAACAAGCTCTATTCCGAACGCAACCCCTACGGGTGGCTGATGAAGTGGGCGAAGTCGCAGAAGCTGACGAAGGAGATGGGCGACGATCCCGATACGTGGATCAGCCAGAAGGAAGCGGAGATTCGCGCGAAGGTCGAGCAGGAGATTGCGCAGAAGTACCAGCGACCGACCCCTCCCCCCAGCTTGGCCTCTGCCCATGGTGGCCGCGTGGAATCCACGCCCGCATGGTCAGGGCCCAGCAGTCTCGACTCCATTCTCAAGAGGTAACAAATGGCTGACACTACCACCCCCTCCGCACTGACCGTTAAGCAGTGGGAGGATGAGTTCTTCGCGGAATACGTCCGTGACAATCAGTTCTCGCCGTACATGGGCACGGCGATGAATTCCATCATCCAAGTCAAAGAGGATCTGACCAAGAAGAAGGGCGACCGTATCGTCCTGCCCTTCGTTACCCGCCTGACCAATTCCGGCGTTACCGGCAATTCGGTGCTGGAAGGCAACGAGGAAGCCCTCGATAACTACGGCTTTGAAATCCCCGTGGACGTGCTCCGCAATGCCGTCGTTGTGACGGACTTCGAGGAGCAGAAGAACGCCATCGACCTGCGCAATGCTGGCCGGGAGATGCTGAAGTTCTGGGCCATGGAAAAGCTCCGCGGCGGCGGTTCCACCGACGAAGCCTCGACCGACGCCACCTCCGGCAAGTTCGGCATCATCGACAACCTCATGTCGTTCTACGACGGCACGACCTATTCGATGTACCGCGACGCGACCGAGGCGGTCAAGGACAGCTGGACGGCCAACAACAGCGACCGCGTGCTGTTCGGTGCGGCCGTGTCCAACAACTCCAGCAATGACCATTCGGCTTCGCTGGCCAACATCGATGACACCGCCGACAAGCTCACAGCGACGACCCTGTCGCTAGCCAAGCGTCTGGCGAAGAAGGCCGACAGCCGTATCCGGCCGGTGAAGACCAAGGGGCAGGAGGAGTGGTTCATCTACTTCGCCAACTCCATCGCCTATCGCAACCTCAAGGCCGATTCGACCTTCTCGCAGGCCACCCGTGAAAGCTGGGTGCGTGGCGTGCCGATGATGGGCAACAGCGAAGGCAACCCGTTGATGCGCGGCGGTGATGCGGTGTATGACGGCGTGATCGTCACCGAAATCCCGGAGTTGCCGTACATCAACAACGTCGGCGCCGGCAGCATCGACGTGGCCCCGGGCTTCCTCTGCGGCGCGCAGGGCTTGGGTTTGGCATGGGCGCAGCGCGTCAAATCCACCGTCAATCAGGAAGGCGGCACCGACTACCAGTTCCGCAAGGGCGTCGGCGTGATGGAAATGCGCGGGGTTCGCAAGAACTATGCGAACAACAAGCAGTGGGGCGTCTTCACCCACTACACCAGCCACGTCGAGTAAAGGGAGCAAACCATGGCTGTCAACACCTACACCGCGACTGAGCGGGTCAACGTCACCGGCCAGACCACCAATTACGGCGGCGGCGGCGTCAAGCACCGAGTGGCGACGCAGGAAGTCGCCGCATCGGATTCCTCGTCAACGGTCACTTTCTTCCGCATCCCGTCGAATGCGCGCATCCTGCAGGCGTCGCGCGTGTACTTCGATGACCTTGCGACTTCCGGTTCGCCGACGCTGGATATTGGCCTGTTTCCGGTCAATGCCAACATCACGGCGGATGACGACGCCCTGAATGATGGTCTCGCGGTCTCGGCGGTGTCCACCGCAAAGGCCGGCGAGTTCGTCGTCAAGGACTTCGCCAACGCCGGCAAACGAGCGTGGGAGTTCGTCAACGGACAGACCACCGATCCGGGCGGCGAGCTGATCGTCAAGGGCACCATCCGTGACGCCGCCACCACGGCGACCGGTACGGTGTCCTGCGAAATCCTCTACGCGCTCGACTAAAGGTGAAGGCGCAGGAAACGCTGACGGCGTTGTTGCGCCGCAACTTTGAAACCGTTCTCGACATCGGCTCTGGTGATGGCTGTTATGCCAAAGCCCTGGCCGATGCCGGGAAACGGGTTACTACGATCAACCTACAGCCTCCGGCGGATCACGTCGGCGACTATCTGAAATCAGACCTCGGGAAATTCGACTGCCTGTGGGTCTGTCACGTCCTGGAACACCAGCGCAATCCCGGGGCATTTCTGGACAAGTGCCATGCCGACCTGAAGTGGGGCGGCTGGCTGGCGGTGACGGTTCCGCCCCGTAAGGACGAGATCGTCGGCGGTCACGTCACGCTGTGGAATGCAGGGATTCTGCTGTATCAACTGGTCCTGGCGGGCTTCAACTGCCGTGATGCATCGATCAAGAGCTATGGCTACAACGTCAGTGTGATCGTGCAGAAACGGCCGATGTACCTTCCATTATTGAAGCAGGATTTCGGCGACCTGGACACGCTGTCCCACTTACTGCCGGATGGTTTCCATCACGGCATCAATGGCTGTATCAAGGAATTGAACTGGTGAAGATCGCCATCGTCTGCGGCGCCCCGTCGTCCTGTGACTTGGCCCCCTTCGCCGAGCCTGAGTGGGAAATCTGGGTGCTCGGCAATCGGCTTGATCGACATGCTGGGCGCAGAGTCAGCCGCATCTTCGAGATTCACGACGACCTCAGCGAGCACGGCGATGCTCTCGCCTACGCTCGATGGCTGGTCGCGCAGAAGATTCCGATGACGGTCGGGGCATCGTTCCCCGTCACGGCCGAGCATGTGGAGACTTTCCCGTTCAAGGCCTCACATGAACTCTACGGCGCGGAGTATCTGACCAGTTCCACAGCCTACATGATGGCGCTCGCCATCTTGAAAGGTGCGACGGAAATCGGCGTCTATGGCTCGGATATGAGTGTCGATGACCACGAATATTTCTGGCAGCGCCCATGCCTGGAAGCTTGGGTTGGCTTTGCCAAGGGCCGGGGGATCAAGGTGACGATCCCGCCGGTGTCGCCGGTTGGAAAATCGACCTATGTCGAGGGCCGTAACGGCGGCGGCAAGCCGGACTTTGCCAAGCCTCCCTTCACCGAGCACGCCTTCCGCGAGCTGGCGCAGATGCACAGCCAGAAGGTCGCGGAGAAGGAAGCACAGATCAAGCAGCTGGAAGACTCCATCCGCATTCACTCCGGGGCGCTGCAAGCCTATGAGCGCATGGCCAAGGTCGCCAGAGCGGTGGAAGCCGGCATTGAAGTCAGTCTCACGGAAACGGTGGTGCTGAAATGACCAATCGCAGCAAGATCGACCTTCGTAACGAAGCGCTGATCGACCTTGGCGTGCTTGCGGCGGGAGAAACCGCCAGCGGCAATGATGCCGTGGTGGTGGATAACGCCATTCAAAATCTTCTGGAGTATCTGGAGGACGAAAGCATCCTGACCTTCAGCGCTGGCGCGGGGTCCGGTGATAGCGTAATCCCGGCCCGCATGTTCCATGCCCTGATTGACATGGTGGGGTTTCGGGTCGGGCGGAAATTCGGGCGGCAGGTCGGCCCGGAGCTGTGGGCGGACGGGATTCGCACCCTGCGCCGGTCGGTACTGCCAGGTAGCGACGACGCGCCGGTTGAGGCGACGTACTTCTAATGCGTCTGCCCTTTATCGGCCCCGCCTATCGCACGCGCGGCGTCGGCCAATCCGCACAGCGCTCGGTGAATTGCTTTCTCGAACGCACGGAACGTGGCGGCCGCACCGAAGCGACGCTCTACGGAACCCCCGGGTTGATTCTGCGCGCAACCGTTGGCACTGGTCCGATCCGGGGGGAAATCGTCGTCGATAGCTTCAACTACGTTGTTTCCGGAAACGAGGTCTATAAGGTTTCGACTGGGTTTACCTCGACCTTGCTTGGCACGATTGGCTCGGCAACCGGCCGTGTATCGATGACGGCAAACCGCACGCAAATCCTTATCGTGGACGGTGTGTCGGGCTATATCATCAATGTCGCAGCGGCGAGCCTGACGACGATTGCCGACACGGACTTCCCTGATGGGGTGACGTGGGGCGACTATCTCGATAACTATTTCATCGTTGGCGGCGATGGGACGGAACGGTTCTACATCTCCGAACTTGCCGATGGCACGATCTGGGTGGGAACCGAGTTCGCCTCGGCGGAAGCCGCTCCCGACAACCTCACATCCGGAATTGTCGATCACCGCGAATTGTTCCTGTTCGGCTCGAACTCTGGCGAGGTTTGGTACAACACCGGCAACGCCACGTTCCCGATTGAACGCTCGGGCAATGCATTCATGGAGACCGGCATCGTCGCACCGATGTCCTTGGTAAAGCTTGATAACACCATCATCTGGTTGGGCGGCGACAAGCGCGGGAACGGAACCGTCTGGCGTGCCGACGGTTATCGCCCGGTGCGTATCTCGACCCACGGCGTGGAATTCGCCATTGGCGGCTATTCCACCATTTCTGACGCCTTCGCCTACACCTACCAGATCGAAGGCCATTCGTTCTATGTGCTCGTCTTCCCTACGGCTGATGCGACGTGGGTCTACGACGCGGCAACGGAAGAATGGCACGAGTGGCTGGCATTCTCCAACGGCGCGTTCAAGCGCCACCGCTCCAATTGCGTTGCATTCTTCAACGGCGAACACATCGTCGGAGACTACGAGAACGGCAAACTCTACGCGCTGGACCTCGACACCTACACTGACAACGGCGCCACAATCAAGCGGTTGCGGTCCACGGTGGCGGATGACAATGATCTGAAGCGGGTGTTTTATCACTCGCTGCAACTGGATCTGGAAGCCGGCGTCGGACTGGCGACGGGACAGGGCTCCGACCCGGTGATGATGCTGCGATTTTCCAATGATCGCGGGAACACATGGAGCAACGAGCTGACCGCCACCGTTGGAAAAATCGGCGAATACGGCTCTCGCTGCAAGTGGAACCGGCTGGGAGCCGGACGTTCCCGAGTATGGGAAATCTCGCTCACGGATCCGGTCAAGTTCATCGTCTATGGCGCCTCGGTGAACGCCACCGTAGGTGAGACGTGACTGATCCCGTCATCCTCTTTCCGGAACGCATCCCCATCGGATCGGCCAAAGTCGGCAAGGATTCGGCGCCGGTCTACGCCACCCGCGAATTTCTTAGAGCCCTTCAAGCCTTGGTTGCCAGAGTCGGCGGAGAAGCGTCGGATGGCGAGATCGACATGTTCTCCAATGCCTTCGGCGCGATGGTGCTGAACATCCTGGCTCAGCAATCAGTCCGCAAGCCGGAACAGCACATTGAACCCACCACCTATAACGACCTGAAACAGCGCGTGCAGCTGTTGGAAGGCTACGTCTCTGAATTGATCGCGAGGCAATAATGGCGCTGAATCCTCCCAAACCGATTGAAGTCGGAGAACTCATCAATTCCTCGAACGAGGATGTCTACACCGTTACCGGTGATACGCGGACGGTGATTACTGCCGCAACGGCCCATAACACCGATACCACGGCCCGCACCCTAACGATCTGGCTCGGCGCCAGCGCGACCAATGCGACCAAACGGTTCCTTCAATCCATCGCCCCTAATGACACCATCGATATCTACGGCATCATCGGACAGAGTATGAACTCCGGCGAGAAGATCATCGCGGTATCCAGTGCAGTGGACGTAATTTCCGTCCGCGTGACCGGCACGGAGTACCCCGTTGGCTAAGCCGTGGGAAGAAATCGCCAGCGCCCTGGCATCGATTGCCTCGGCCTCCGGCAGAACCCGCTTCACCCTCGGCTATAGCCAATCGGCGATCGGAACGATGCACCATTTCCCGATCATGCTCTCCAAGGGCCTGATTCCGGGATGGGCTAGGTTCCGTGGCTCGGGCTCGAATGCCGATGTGGATATGGCAGCAGAAGAAGACATCTGGAACGTCGGCGGCGCCCTAACCTACTTGGCCTCGGTGGAAACACTGACGGTGGAATCCTCCAGCGCCAATGATACCTCGGCGGGGACGGGGGCGCGGACGGTCATTGTCGAAGGCTTGGACAGCACCTACGCCGAAATCTCCGAAACGGTGACGATGAATGGCACGACCCAAGTCACCACGGCAAATAGCTATATCCGACTACACCGGCTATCGGTGGCCACGGCCGGAAGTGGCGCGACCAATGCCGGCACCATCACCGTCAAGCCTTCGGTGACGACGGCCGCGACACAAGGCGCCATCCAGATCGGCGAAGCCCGCTCCAGAGGTTCGCATTTCACGGTGCCCCTGGGCAAGAACGCGTTCTTTATGTCGGCGTCGCTCTCCATCGGCAAGGCGGCGGGCACCGACAAGAATGCGGAAATCAAGGCGTGGCTGCGGCCATTCGGCGGCGTCTTCCAGCTGGCCGAACGCGTAGAACTTTCCACCAGCTCCAGCAGCTTCGTCACCGTTGAATTATTCGCGCCGAGCGTGCTGGCGGCCAAGACCGATATCAAATTCACCTGTAGCGCGAACCAGAATGACACCCTCGCATCCTGCTTTTACGATCTGGCGCTGGTGGATGCATGAACGACCTAGAACCCATTGCTCAATATGAAGCCGATGGGATCAGTTATTCCGTCACCTTGTCGCCGAATATTGAAGTACCTGTAATTCCGACTCGGCCACAAATCGAACAGCTACAGGCGGCGATGCTGCCCATCCAATGCGAAATGCCGGAGGCCGAGCATTTCTTTGCGCCAGGAATGTATGGTCGGCGGTTCTGCATGCCGGCTGGGATGTTGGTTGTTGGCAAGACCCACAAGCATGCGCATCTGATGATGCTGTCGAAGGGCCGGGCCACCGTTATCACGGAGTTTGATCGCGTCGAAATTGAGGCGGGGTTTGTTCATGTCTCGCAACCTGGGGCAAAGCGCGTGGTGCTAGCTCATGAAGATTGCGTCTTCGTCACGGTCCATCTCAACCCCACCAATACCGAGGATCTGGTTGTCATTGAAGCCGACCACATCGAACCTGAACCGGAGTTTGAAGCCTTGAAACAAGAAATCATGAAGGTGCTGTCATGAGCTGGGGCGTAGTAGCGATAGGCGCCTCAGTCGGCAGCTCTTTGATCGGCAGCAGCGCTACCCGGAAAGCCGGCAAACAGCAGGCGCGAAGCGCCGACAAGGCCACGCAACTCCAGCGGGAGATGTTCGAGCAGACGCGCGCCGATCAGGCGCCGTTCCAGCTCGGCGGATATTCGGCGAACAATGCCTTGCTTGCTCTAGCTGGCTTGCCGCAGGTCACCTCCGCGAATATCGATCAGTTCCTTGGGACTGACACAAGCGCTGTTCCGGCCAAACCGCTGGTTGCAGACCCGGGCGGTTTTTGGGGCGGCATCGCCAGTCGCATTGCGCAGCCGCAACAATCGCCTCAAGCGACTTTTGGGTCTTATCGACTTCCAACCTTCTCCGGGACCGCTATGCAACAGCTGGCGGCCGATCCGGGCTATCAGTTCCGCATGCAGCAGGGCCAGCAGGCGCTGGAACGCTCTGCCGCAGCACGCGGCGGCCTCATGTCCGGCCGGGCGCTGAAAGATACTGCCGCGTACTCGCAGGACCTCGCCTCGCAGGAATTCGGCAGCCGCTGGAACCGTCTGGCGGGTCTCACCGGGGCCGGACAGACGGCAACAACCAATGTTGGCAATTATGGCCAGAATTTCGCCAATCAGGCCGGGCAGAACATCCAGAACGCCGGCAATGCTCGCGCCTCCGGGTACATCAACCAAGCCAATGCCATTGGCGGTGGCTTGAACCAGCTTGGGCAAGCGGCGGGTTACTACTTTGGCGGCAACAAGCCGCAGGTCAATCAGTACAACATGCCCGGAACCGCCGGCAGCGGTGGCGGTTCCCTGAATTGGAGGGGCTAACCATGGCTTTGCCAGAACTTCAGCCGATCAACCCCTTCACGAGCTTCCTGCAGGGCAAGCAGCTGCGCCAGCAGGAAGCGCTGGGCGAACAGCAGAATGCGCTGTCTCAGTTGCAGCTCTCCGAAGCACAGCGGAAATCCGATGAGACGCAGGGTCTGAACCGCCTCTACCAGATGGCGAACACGCCCGAAGGCGGCATTGACTATTCCAAGCTGCTGCCGGGGGCGGCAAAGGCGGGCTATGGCAGCGCCATCCCCGGACTGGTGAAGCAGCGCAGCGAGCAGCAGACGGCAGAGCGCGCCGCTGACAAAGCGCGGCTGGAATCCACTTTGGGTCGCTTCGACTTTGTTGGGCGCGTCATGTCGGGGGTAAAACAAAACCCTGCGTCATACCCGGAGGCCGTGGCGCTGATCGAACAGGAATATCCCGAGATGGCGGGGAAACTGCCGCCGACCTACGATCCGGCGGCGGTTGATGCTGGGCAACTGAGGGCGATGTCGGTCAAGGACCAGCTCGAACAGGAATGGAAGCAGAAGGGCTACGATCTCGACAAAGGCCAGTACGACCCGTCGCGTGGCGTAATGGTTGATCCTCTCAAGGGCACCGCACGGCCGGTGACGCTGGCGGATGGCGGGGCGTTGCCGGCGAAGACACCGACAGAACGCCCGCTTCCCGCCACGATAATGAAGCAGGCCACGGACAGTCGCGAAGCCTTGCGCGCAGCGGAATCCATGTCGGCCAACATCCAGAAGATGCGGCAGCTCGTCCAAGGCGAGGCCGCGCCCGGCACAGCGCCAGCTGGCGTACAGACCGATCCGCTCAGCCGCGCGGGAGCGGCCGTTCGCCAGTTTACCGGCGCTGGCAGCGAGAACTCTCGCGGCCTGCTGGAGCTGAAGCGGTTCAAGGAAAAGCTGCGCGGCGACTACCTGCTGTTGTCCAAAGGCGTGCAGACCGAAGGAGACGCCAAACGGGCAATGGACGCGATGATGCCGGACACTAATGACCCGAAAGCGATCCTGATGCAACTGGATTCCGTTCAGGCAGCGCAGGAGCAATTGCAGGCGCTGCATGATGAGTCGCTGTCAGTGGTGGAGCAGGAATACGGAAAGAATCTGCGGATTGGTCAGCCTGCAGGCCCCAATCAGCGCACGGTTGTCCGCACTGGCACGCACAATGGCCGTAAGGTGGTCCAGTATTCCGACGGCACGATTGAGGAGGCACAGTAATGGCCATTGATCCCGCGCAAGTCCAGTGGGATCAGCCGGACGCCATTGATCCGGGGCAGATCGCATGGGATGGGGCCACTCCGCTTGACGTTAGAGTTTATGCGGAGCCGACGAAGCGGCAGGAAATGCTCTCCAGCCGGGGCGGGCGCATCCTCCAAGGGCTTCGAGATCCAATTGATGCCGGGGCCCAGCTGCTGCCGCGCGGCTTGCAGCAGCTGACCAGCCTTGGCGGCATGGCCCCGAATCCGGTTTCTGACTTCTTCGGCTCCGAAGCGCAGCGCGTCGATCAGATGGGACGAGGAGCGGAGCAGGAACTGCAGGCGGCCCGAGAAGCAACGGGACAGCAAGGCATTGACGCCTATCGTCTCGGCGGAAACATCCTGAGCCCAGCCAATCTTGCCGTCGCCGGTCGCGCAGTGGCGGCCGTCCCGCAGATCGGCAACCGTCTGGCGTCGATTCTGGCGCGTGGCGCTGCCGGCGGCGCGGCGGTCGGCGCCCTGCAACCGGTGACGGAAGGCGATTTCGGGGAAGAAAAGGCCGAGCAAATCGGAATTGGTGCAGCCACTGGCCCCTTGGCGGAATTGGGCGCGGCGGGTCTCGCCCGCGTCATCAAGCCCCAGCTCAATCGCCTGCAACAGACGCTCATGAGCGAAGGCGTACAGCTGACGCCTGGGCAGCTTCTCGGGGGATTTGCGCAACGGCTGGAAGATGCTGCAACCTCGGTCCCCATCCTCGGGGATGCGATTCGAGGGGCGCAGCGGCGGTCTCTGGAAAGCATGAACACCGCAGCCGCTAATCGTGCGCTGGCGCCGATTGGTGAGAAAGCGACCGGCGCCGGCCGGGAAACGGTGCAACAGGTCAAGGACAAGCTCTCTGCCGCATATAACAAGCTTTTGCCGCAGTTACAGTTCAAGCCCGATCAGCAGTTCTCGGCCGAGATTCAGCAGCTCAGCCAGATGGCATCCAGCCTGCCGCCGACGCAGGCGCAGCAGTTCCAGAACATCCTGCGCGACAAGCTCATCAACAACATGACCCCGCAGGGGAACATGAGCGGTGAGTCTTTCAAGCTGGCGGAATCCGAAATCGGCCGGCTGGCGAAATCCTATCGCGGCGCAGCGGATGCTGATCAGCGTCGCCTTGGCGATGCCTTGGCGTCGGTAGTGAACTCGGCGCGGCAGACCTTGGTGCGCGCGAATCCAGCCCACGCCGAACGGCTGGCGAAGATCAACGAAGGGTACGCCATCTACGCCGTGCTCAGGGATGCCGCATCGCGCGTTGGAGCAACGGAAGGCGTATTTACCGCCCCGCAGTTGCAAGGGGCGGTAAGGGCGGCGGACAAGTCGGTAGGCAAAGGGCGCTTTGCCACCGGCCAAGCCAAGATGCAGGACTTGTCAGATGCCGCTCGTGGCGTGCTGCCGTCTACCATCCCCGAATCCGGAACAACTACGCGGGCGCTGATCAACGCACTGACGCTGGGCGGCAGCTATGCGGTGAATCCGCTAATCCCGGCGGGGCTTGTGGCTGGCGCTGGGGTCTACAGCCAGCCCGGTAATGCGCTGTTGCGCCTGCTGCTTGCGCAACGCCCGGCGGTAGCCGAGCCAGCGGCCCAGCTTGCGCGCCAGTATGGAGGCGTACCCCTCACCGCTGCGGTTCTGCCAGCGCTGCCTGCGGGGCAGTAACCACGCAAGAACGAGCGCCGTCCCGACGACGCGGATTATCAGGCTCAAGGTCTGGTCATCCATCGCCGCAGCATAACACCACAAGCCCCTGTAGGGGTTTTTCCATTTGGGAGCCTCCATGGCCGTAGCATTTTTGAGCCCGCTGTTCAGTTCCGAGGATGCTGTCGGCGCCCCGCTGGTCTCCGGCAAGCTCTACACCTATGCCGCCGGCACCACCACGCCGCAGACGACTTACCAGGATGCTGCCGGGTCCGTCGCCAACACCAATCCCATCGGCCTCAATGCCCGAGGGGAGGCGGTGCTGTTCCTGACGGCGGGGACCAACTACAAATTCGTGCTGAAGACCGCAGCGGATGTCACGGTATGGACGCAGGACGATATCGTCGGACCGCTGAGCACGGCGTCGCTGTCCGGCAGCTCTGGCTCGTCCAACGTCGGCTGGATTCAATCGGGTTCCGGGGCCGTAGCCAGAACTCTGCAATCCCGGTTGCGGGATACCGTCAACGCCTTCGACTTCATGACGGTAGCGCAGATCGCCGACGTGCAGGCGGGCACCTTGGCGGAAGACGTGACCTCGCCGATCCAGAACGCTATTACCGCGTTGCCGGCCAACGGCGGCAGCATCTATTGTCCCCCTGGGCAGTACTTGGTCAGTTCCAAGTTGGTGTTGTCCAAGCGTGTTCTGTTCATCGGCGCCGGGACCTCGTTACTGGCGGCCGACGTGACACCGACGCTGTTGGTAAAGAAATCAACCATGACCTCAGAACTGGTGGAGGTGACGGCAGGCGCTTGCGGCATGGAGCACATCGGCCTAAAGGGACAGGCGGGCAACACGGGCGCCGGTATTCAGGTCTCGGCTGGTCGTTTCTATCTCAATGACGTGTGCGTCTACTCAATGGGCGGGGATGGCATCCGCGTCGGCACCGACGCGGGCGTCAACGCTAACGTGTTCGCGTTCTATAACATCAAGTGCAAGAGTAACGGCGGCCACGGCGTTCACCTGAGCGATAAGACCTCGCCGACGCTGGCCGATGCCAACGGCGGCGCCATCTTTGGGGCGGACCTGCAGTCCAATACCGACGCAGGGCTGAGAATCACGAACGCCCAGCTCAACAGCTTCTACAACATCGTCAGCCAATCCAATACGGGGCGCGGCATCAGCCTCGGCGCCGGAGCGGACTATAACTTTTTCTTCGGCGGCGATTCGGAATCGAACAGCGGTGATGAAATCCACCTTGAGGCCGGGGCGAGCTATAACACCTTCCACGGCGGCGTAGTAACGGGATCAATCACTGATAATGGTACCGGCACCGTCATGCTCGGTTTGCAGAGCACTGCGGCTAGCGGAATCGGTCGTGGTGTGTATCTCAGCAACGTTGCCGCATCGGATACGCGGACGCTGGACTGGTACGAGGAAGGCACATTCACGCCAGTCCTGACGTTTTCTACACCAGGGGATGTAGCGGTAACGTATTCGGCGCAAATCGGCCGCTATACCCGCATCGGCAACCGCTGCACGATTTCGGTCTCGGTCATTACCTCCGCATTCACCCACACCACCGCCAGCGGGGACATTCGTATCTCTGGACTGCCGTTCACCTCCCGCAACTTGTCGAACGTGCTGCACTGTGGCGCCTGTCAGTATGCCGGGGTGACTGCGGCAACAACGCCCAGCGTCGTGGCCCGTGTCGCGGCGAATTCCACCATCGTGAACTTTCTCGCCAGCGGCTCCGGGGTGGCAAACGTCAATCTCGCCACGACACAGGTAGCCTCTGGCGGTACGCCGCTGTTCATCTTCACCGTGACCTACGAGGTGGAATGATGGTTATCACCCTGAATGAGTTTTATATGGGCAGAGACCAGTCTCACCGCGACGAACTCACCCGCGAAATCTGTGCACAGGCCAAGATCACCGTTGAGTGTGCCAACCAGCTGCTCGCCGCCGCGAAGATGACCGCCAAGGTCAACAGCGGCTGGCGGCCGAAGGCGATCAACGCCAAAGCTGGAGGCGCACCGAAGAGCAAGCACATGACCGGGCAGGCAATTGACCTCGCCGATCCCAAGGGCGACCTGGGCCGCTGGTGCCTGGACAACCTCTCGGAGCTGGCGCGGATTGGGCTGTGGATCGAGAGCCCCGAGCGGACACAATCCTGGCTGCACGCACAGATCGTCCCGCCCGCCAGTAAGCGCCGGGTCTTCAACCCGTGAGCGATCTCCTGCATGCCGTCCTCAGCTTCCTCGCCAGCAACTACGGCGGCACGCTCTTGAGCTTCGTGTTCATCGCCTACCTGTTCTACCGAGGCCGGGAATGCGAACGCCAGAATCGAAAGGACCGCCAGCGGGTGGAAACCCTCACCGGCGCCGTGATCCAGCTGCACGGCGCGGTGAAGCTCGTCAGCGGCCGGCGCAAGCTTGAAATTCCCGAGCTGGACCAGCTGTTGAAGGAGAAACCATGAGCTACCTGTTCTACCGTCTGAAGGAACCCTCCTCCCATGCTGGCATCGGCGCGATCATCATCGCGGTAGGCCAGATTCTCGAGGGCGACTATGCCACCGGCATCCCCGCCTTTCTCTTCGGCCTCGCCGCGCTGCTCAAGCAAGATGGAACCGCTCTCTAGGGTACGGCAGGATCTGGCCGGCTTGCGGCAGCGTATCCGCTCGGTGTTCGGCGAGAAAATCTCGCTCCCCAAGCTGATGCTGATGCGTTCTTCAGACGTTGCCGGTATCATTGAACAGTCGCTCACGGCGAGTGAACATCTGCTGATTTACGCCGAGGGCTTGGAAACGCGCGTACAACAACTGGAAAGAAAACGATGAGCAAGACCAGCAAGAAAGGCAGCGGCGGCGGTCCAGGTCCCGGTCCCAAAGGCCCCTACAAGAAGGGCGACCCCTACAAGCGCAAGGCGTGAAATCCGCCCTGCTGCTAGTGCTGGTGCTTGCCACGCACTATGGCTATCCCTTCTTTGCTGACGGCCCCGCTGAGGCCTCGTGGACATTCTACGTCCTGCGGGGCATCGAAGGGGCTTGTCTGTTCTTCCTCGTCTCCAGGACGGTTAATACCCCGGTGGCCTTGATGGCCTGTTGGTTGGGAGTGTTCGAGGAATCGCAAACGGCTGTCTGCGGCATGACGGCCAGCGGTGAATCCTTGGTTCCGCTGTGGTCAGGCTTGTGCTTGGAACAGTTCGGGATCGCTCCCTATCTCGTGATGGCGCTCGCCGCCGTGGGCTATTTATGGGTCAAGACCCCCAGAAAACCGCCATCGCCGCCGGCATCATAGGGGCGTCCTCCACCGTTGCCGGCCAATACGCCCTGATCGTCTTGGCGGCCCTGTTCGGGGCCTTTGTCGCCCTCTCGCGAGAATCCAAGCTCGGCACTATCAACGGCGCCTCCTTCATCTTCCGCGCCGTCTCCATCTCCACGTTTACCGCAATGCTGGCATCGACCTATCTGGCGACCAAGGTCGATGTGCCGATCAATACCCTGTTGCTCCCTGTAGCCTTCCTGATTGCCTTTGTCGGGGATGGCTGGTTCAAAATCCGCGACTGGCTGGTCCAGAAGGCCCGGAAATGATGCTGCAGTTGCTCGCTTCAACATGGCTGGTATGGGCGGCATTCTGCCGCTTGGATCGGATGGATCTGGAGACCCGCTGGCCGGTACGCTGGCTGATCGCTGGGCTCGGCACGGCCGCCGCCGCTATCGGGATCTCCCCGTGGGTGTGGGCGTTTCCGCCGAATCCGTGGGTCTCGGCCCTGCTGCTGGCGCAGTGCCTGCTAATGATGCAACCGCGGCAGTCAGCCGCGCATTCTCAATGACCAGGGCCCGAAACTGCTGGTCGATTTCGGCAGATGACAGGCTCCAGTCCACGGCTTCTGAGGTGCGGATCGGGCCGCGCAGCCGTTCAAGCTCCATTTCCAGTCGCGCGATCAGCAGCAGCGCCGGCGTCGTGCCATCGATCCCGCGGTCGGCGCAGCCCTGCATGATGCCGTCGATCCGGAGCCGCTGATCTTCCACAGTTTCAAGCAGCCACTCCAGCGCCTCCCGCACCTTCCGCAGCGTTGCGGGACTCATGGCGTATGCTCCTTTTTCGGCGACAGAGTGCTGGCGTGGTCGGCCAAGATGTCAAAGCACACCGCCACGCACTTATTACAGATGTAGACGCATGGCCCCGCGATCAGCGCCGCGACCTCGTTATCCGATAGGCCGCAGAAGCTGCAATAGAGCGGCTTCTGCTCCGGTTTCTGCTTGCTCATCCCTCACCTCCCGCCCGTTCGTTCTCGGGGAGCTGGGCGAGGATCGAATCTTCGGCCTGCGCCAACCCGTTCAGAACGCCTTGCTCCTGATCTGTCAGATTCCGGCCATCGCGTTTGTTGTACAGCGCATCACAAATCCCCGCATCTATCCTGATCTGCTCCGCCCGGGCCTCGGTGGCGACGCGGGCGCAGAGGGCGAGGAGGTCATCTTCAGTGATGGCCCACTGGTCTGGGTCACCGTCGCACTCCAGCGCCAGCTGCAGGTATCTCTCGTTTGTGATCATCCATTCTGCTCCCGTTGGGCCAGTGCGGCTTCCAGAATGGCCTGCATGATCTTGTAATCAGCGCCATCTGCATCCGGCAGGCGCTCTCCAGTTGCTTCCTCATACGCACGGAAGCTGGCTTTTACCATCGCATCAGTCACATCCTGAGGCTCCTGCGGAGGTGAGGCGGATGCGAGCATGGATTTGATCTGCTTGCACGCATACGCAATGCCAGCGTCGTGCGGATCAAGCCCGCACGTTTCCACGGCCCAAGTGTCGATGAACTTCATCGCTTGTGTTGACAGCGCCACCACCTGCGCATCCCCCGCAGCAGCGGCCAGTTTGAATCCCTCACGCTCACCGCAGATAACGCAATAGTTGCCGCGCTTTCCGGTCATGTTGCCGGAGCTGCGGAAATCGCATACATGATCGACAACTGGCGCAGCAGGCGGCTCTTTCCCTAATTCGAGCGTAGCTTGCATCCTCAGAAGCGCTAGATGCTCGGCCAGCGCCTTGCGTTCTTCGGCGGTGCAGCCCTTGCAGAGTTGGTTGAACGTCATCGGTTGCATACACACAGGCTCGATGTCGTGGTTGTAGAGAGCAATGGCTGCCTTCTGCAATCTCTCAATCTCGGCTAATGCCTCGGCACAAAGGCGGCCCACAGGGATTAGGCTGTGGTAGTGCTGGTCGTTCTCGTAATCAATATGCGTGTCGGCGGGCACCTTACGCAGAAGGTCCGTCAACGGTGTCTTCATGGGCGTCGTCATCATTGTTTCTCCGTTGGTTGTGGGCGTTGCTTGCTGAAAGATAGCCATCGTCCCACCACTTCGCCTTGTTGAATTGATATGGGTTTCTTGAGCGATCCACACCGGCATTGAATGCGTCGGCGCCTTCTCTGCGTATGACCTGTATCCCGTCGTGCGTTGCCACCACCGCGGCCCGCGCAATCTCAGCACACGGCCCGTCATGCCATACCGCCGCCCCGCCACTTGTCGCCGTGTACCCATACAGCTGATCGGCTTTAACGATTGCGTGTAGCGCCGCGAGTTCGGTCGCGTGCGGAGGTGCAGCAGCGGGCGGGAGCGCGGCAAGACGGTCGGCCCATATTCGTAGAGCAGCCTCTCCCCCGCCGTTCTCTCGGCCGAACAAGGTACCGAATCTGGCAACGTCACGCATCTCCGCGATGATCCGTTGCAGGCTGTCGGGGTCGGTCAGCGTGACGTTGCTCATTTCTTGTTCCTCGCTGCGGCTTCGGCGTTCGCGGCGCGCACGACGGTCCTCAGTCCCTCCACTGAAGCTGAAGCCGTCATGATCCGCAGCGTGATGGTGTCGGGCGTAACGCCAGGGGCTTGCTCGTACGAGAATCCCGCATCTGATAAATGCCGCTCGAAGATCGGCAGCTTCCACGCGTCAATTAAAACTCCAGCTTTCAGCATGGCTGATTCTCCTTCTGCTCGGCGATGGCCTTCTGCGCGAGTTCATACCCAGCGTAACAGTCTGGTGTATGACTATCAGGCTCCATCCACATCCTCCGGATGCCGCGCTCATCCATCGCCTAGTTGGTCTCGTCCGCATACGCGGACAATGCAGCGAGCGCCGGCTCCAGGGCCTCGGCGAGGCGGGCGATGTGGCCTGCAAGATCATCGACACTGACGGGCCGGCCAGCAGAGCAACGGCCACACAATCGCCTTGACTCCGCCTGCAGTTCGTCGTGGGTCATGTTCTATTTCCTTCCATTCCGGGTGGTAGTACGTACTACACGTGTCGGATAACACCTAGTTGGGCGTCAGTTCGTAGAGCGGCACATAACGGTCGCCGTCCAGTTCAGCTATTTCAAGCTGTTCCTTCGTCGGCTCTGTTGTGTAGCAGCCACGGATCAAATATCGATCTGGGTATCTCTGTTTTTTCGGCTCCAGCAGCCATGCGCGTGGTCGCCCAACCAGCGGTTCAACCGGACCCTCTGGCCCTGCGGCGTTCGTCTTTTCATTCATGGCTTTTCCTTGGGGCCAGAGGCCCGGTTAACCTCGGCGTTCGGCGTCATATCAAATCCTGCGCGCGTGCGTTGAGCAGCGCACTCAACAGACCTTCATGCGAAATCTCGAACCTATGCCCGTCCAGCACGAACACGTAATCGTGCGGGTCTTGAATGCCGTGCTGGCGTGCGTTCGCGTGCTCCAACCGCATGCGCTCACAAGTCTGCACAACGTAGAGATAGGCACGCTTCTCGATGCTGCCGAGCAGTACCGTGCCAGCTGGTTCTTCGCTCATGGGGGTTCTTGCAGCGCCTTGACTCCGTGTCCAGCCCCAATGCTCGCGCTACCTTCAGCCTTTGCCATGCGTTCGCACCACTCTTTCGTGAGTTTCACTTTCATCGCGCTTCACCTTCCGTTCCGTGTCGCCCAACAACAGGTTCCAGCGCGACGTCCTTGCCGCCCTTCGGGCAGCAAGGCCGCGGCTGAACCTGGGCGTTGGGCGTCAAAGCGGCCATCAATCCACGGCGGGCGCTCTGCCAATCACCATCTTCTCCAGCTTCGATTGCGTCAACTATAGCCTGGCGCAGCCGGTCGATCTCCCGGCCGGCGTAGGCTTGGCCGCACGTCGGGCAGGTGCCGGAAAATTCGTTGTCCTCGTGTCGAACAGGCTCGTTCATGCCCCTTCCTCCGTTCGCTGTCGCCCAACAACAGGTTCCAGTGCGACGTCCTTGCCGCCCTTCTGGCGACAAGGACGCGCCTGAACCTTGGCGTTATGCCTCAAGAGCGTCCATGCAATCGGCATGTCGTATAGAAACTCGCTGCCGGACTTGTAAGTCCACCCCCCCAAGAAAACAACCTCGCCGCAATGGCCCTTTCTGAAGATCGCCCACACGGAAGCGTCAGCCGGCGGCAGTTGCGGATACCAGCGGATGTCTGCCGGTGTTGGGCACTTCCGCAGTGCCAGCGCGCGGAGGCGGCTACGCTTCTTCGGTGTAGACCATGGGTCGCGTACCGGTGGTATAACTATTAGTTCAAGCATCTTTCGCAACTCCTATGGAGGACCACTGCCAGTCGGTGTCGCTTTCAGGGCGTTGTCGGCTCGTGTAATGCTCTGGGCGGTTCATCATGTCAAAAAACAGACGCCGCTGGTTCTCACTGTAGCGGCGGCACTCCGCATTGTTAGCGCTTTCCTTAGCATGCAGGCGCCACCAAACCGCCGACCAGTAGTAGCAGTTCGGCTTACCTTGGCGGCGCGCGCGTTCGGCAACTTCGTGCATAGCGGCACGAAGGGCTGTCATCCGCCCGCTCCGTGGTACTTACCGCCGCACTCGCATTCGCACTGGCCGCCCTTGGCGTGGCGGCACTTTGCGCCGCACTTGTGGTTGCTAGGTGCCGCCTTGCGGAAAATCAGACGGTCGGCCTCAAATTTCCGGCCATCAGGCACGGCACCAACAGCCAGCGAGAAAGAGTCCGACCGCACACTGCGGCCAGTCTCCGACTTGCCGAGACTGGCTTCATAGCCGGCGCGCTTGGCCGGGTCGCGAGCGGTGTAGTAGACATTCTGAAGCTAGACCGGCTCGCCGTTGATCGTGGTGAAGTAGAGTGCGTTTGCCATTTGCCGTGCTCCGTTTGTGCATGTATCATAACGGCACATTTCCATACATGCAATAACCAAATGGCACGCCCCCAGAAACCAGCCGACGAACGGCAGTCCTACAAGCTCCAGATCGGCTTTACTGAGTCGGAGCGTGAATCCATCCAGCGCACAGCGGATGCTGCTGGCGTCTCCTATACGAAGTTCGTCCGCAGCAGCGCTATTGAGGCGAGCCGGCATAACAACAGGTTCAAGGCTCGACGCCGGTGCCCGGCGCGGCCTTAACCTGGGCGTTGGGCGTCAATGCCGGGCAAGGCCCGGGCGTCACTTCATCGCTCCGTCGATGTCGTCCATAAATGTCGCCAATCACCATGGCCGCATCAATCGCCGCCCGCATGTCGGTCGAGTGTGCCTCAACACACGCGGTCGGCAGTTGCACGTAACCGATGAGGTTGCTCGGGTCGGCCAGCCAGTTGAGGCGGCGCTCGTCGTGCGTCAGCCGCTCAACCTCGGCAGTCAACTTCCTACACTGCCTCGTCCAATAGGCGGCGTTCTTCGGTTCGTGGTCGTCGTTGTTGAGATTGTTCATCTCGCGTCTCTGCCGTTCAGCAACTCTGCGGCGCTCATGTCTCCGCGGTGCTGCCTCCCCACGCACCAGCGGATCGCCAGCGTCAGCAGGAGGTAGGCCAGAGGGGCGAGGAGAATGGCGAGCCAGATCATGCGGCACCGTCGTATTTGTTCGCGGCCTTCCAGTACTTGAGCAGCGAGTCAAACATGGTCCAGCCGCGAAAGCCGTCATCCTGACTCCATTCGTGCACCAGAACCTGGGCATCCTGAACACCCACGAACACATTGAGCATGCGCGGCAGTTCCAGCCCCAGCCCGTCGCCGTAAGCGGACAGCTGCATTAGATGCTCGTCGTAGGCGGCGGTCTTGGCGTCGATCTTCGGTTTAGACTTGAAGTCCAGCACCGCGACGCCAGAATGCCAGTCCACCTTCCCCCCAAAGCCCTTGGCAGAACAGAAGCTGTGCTCGACCTTGCCCTGCCGCAGGGGGATGCCGTGGTTCAGCAGCGTTTCCTCCACGGCGACGACGTGGCGCGTCCAGCGCGGATCAATCGCTCGCCCCTGCAGGTGAAGCTCGATGGCCGCGTGCAGGGAGGAGCCGGTCTCCGCCGCTTCCTTGGCTTGCCGCTTGGAATCCTCCATCACCCGAGCACAGAACGCCTCATCGGTCTCGCCGATGATCCGGGGCAGCGTCAGCGCCGCCAGCAGTACCTGATTCTGTTTCCACAGGTCCAAGGCCGGCTTGGCAGCGCAGCGAAGGATAGTTGTCACAGACGGGCAGTAGCCGTGCTGACGGGCGTCCCGCAGAGTGGTGTTGCGCTTGTTTCCGTTCTTGCCGATGACGGTGTAGGCGGGAGTGCCGGCGCGGTCATACCAGTGCCCGGATTCTTGAGCGATTTCAGCCATGGGTATTGCCCTTCTTCGGTTGGCTGACCTGAGCCTTGACGGTTTCGTATAGGTCTTCCGGCAGTTCCAGCAGCGACGCCACCTTGTAGAACTCCGCCAGCTTGCCGACATCGCGGCCATTCTTGGCGCAGAGCTGGGCCAGCTCCGCCGCCTGATCGGCGGTGATGGCCGGCGGCAGATGCAAGTCGCCCTTGTGCCACAGCTCCAGGGCTGCGCCGAAGCGCATGGCAGCGTTGCGCATGGCATCGCCGATGACTTCCTTTTCCCGTGACCCAATGTCCTTGTATGACGAACTGGCGGCGTGGCCGTAGCCGATGCGGGTATGTCCGCAGACCGTCAGCCGAATCCACAGGCCGCCGCCCTCGTCAAACGCCGGCAATCCCTCCCGCAGCGCCAGCGGTTCCCACGTCCACAGCGGGTCGGCATCCAGCAGGCGGTCGGTCAAAGCCGCGTGGCCGACATAATCCAGATGGATGATCCGGGGGTGATGCCAGCCGCCGCAGATGTTGCAGTTGACCTTCTGATCGTTCGGGCACTCGTTCTGCGCCTTGCTGCCCATCGGTCGCTTGGAAATCTGGTGGGCGGGGAACGGCGCCCGTAACAACGCCAGTCCGGTCGGCTGCGCCTGGTTGATCTTGTCGGCCTTCTCCGGCCATTCCTCTTCGCGTGTTTTCATTGGTAGTCCTTCGTCTGTTCGGCGATGCCATCGTCACGGAGGACGTCAAGCTCTTCACCGCCTCTGACGCCGCTTTCCTCCGGCACGTATGCATTGCCTTCTCTCAGCCAACAGTACCGCGCGTCGTTTGTCTCCGCCGCCTCCAGCGCCTCCGCCAGCTTGGTCAGCAGCCGCCCCACCGGATGCGGCTCCCAGACGTGGGCGAGCTGGCGGGCCTCGGCGATGAGCTGGTCGTGCATGGCTAGCCGCCCAGCTTGCTAAACGCAACGCGCGCCGCCAACACCTGCCGGGCATAGTCCGTGACCGCCTCGCGCACGATCCGTCCGAGATCAGCATCGTCATTGTCGGAGTCGTCCATGATCGCCGCCATCACGATGTTGGCGATGCAGCGCTGTGTGCTTCCGGCCGAGGAACAATCGGTCAGCGCCTCGGAGACAATCGTGCGGCCATCGTTCGCCATACTTCCGACTGTCACCGCCAGCAGGTCCGCCAGCTCGCGGCGCGCCGCTTCCTCGCGCTCATACCGGGACTCTAGTTCGGCGTCGCGGCGGCTGCCCTCGTCCTCGTTCGTGTCAAAGTTGCTCATGATGTTCCCCTTGATTGATTGGTTAGCCGGAGCCGTCGCCGTAGCCGTAGCCGCAGCCGTCGCCATAGCCGGAGCCGTCGCCGGAGCCGGAGCCGCAGCCGGAGCCGCAGCCGGAGCCGGAGCCGGAGCCGTAGCCGTAGCCGGAGCCGTAGCCGTAGACGTAGCCGTAGCCGTAGCCGTAGCCGGAGCCGTCGCCGGAGCCGTAGCCGGAGCCGTAGCCGTAGCCGTCGCCGGAGCCGTCGCCGTAGCCGGAGCCGGAGCCGTCGCCGTCGCCGGAGCCGGCGTTAGGCCCCATGAATGCTCTCCTTCGCGGCCTCCGTGCAGGGGATGGTCTCG